CTGTTTTGTTTCTGTTGTATAGCTACACCAGATACTTCTGCGCTATCCATACCTAACATTGCATCTGTAATACCACTGATTTGTTTAATATTAGCTGCTGCTTTTTGTCCTAGTCTATCTAGCCCAGTAGGGATTTGGTTAGGCGGTATTTTTGCCGGTGGTGTAGACCCACGGTTAAATTCTAATACTAAGCCAGTTTCTGCTCCGTGTTCTTCTAGATCGTCTGCAGTCATGCCCGCAAGCGAACCGTTTTCTACAATCCAACCACTGTTTGCAGTTGTATTTACTATATGCAGTTCTTGTGATGTTATTTTGTTTAGTTGTTCCTGTGGTGACAACAAGTTACGGACCATGCCGAACGGTTTTCCTCTACGAAAGTATGGAAAATACGGAACGATGGTAAAATTTTTATACGGGGACCAATCATCGAAAAGAACTACAGTATCTGCAGTTACAGTCCACCTTACTTTTCTAACTGTCTTAGTCATTATGTCTAAGCCAAACTGGTCCGCAAACTCTTCTCTTTTTTTCTTGCTCCAATTATAAGGGACGTCGCGCATGTCACCAGTAACAGGGTCTAAGTAAAACATACAATCTTTTAGTCTATAATACTGTCGTTCTATTACTCTTATAGCCCTAAGCATTCGTGCGTTCTCTGGATCCCCAGGGAACTGTTGTCCGTAATTGTGTTCGTCTGTATCTCCATATCTTTCTTCTTCGTATTCCATAGAGTCAGCGCCTAAAGTAGTACCTGTTTCAGCTAGCATTCTTAATTTATCTGCTTTGTCTTGGCCGTACACTTCTTCTACTTCATCTATACTCATCCACTTGCTTTCAAATATTTCGTTCCAAGTTCTTGGGTCATAATGTTTTGCGTCGGGGTCAATAAGAATGTCTAAAGGGTCTTTTGCTTCTACTCTTACTTCACCCTGTACGTGGTCAGAAAAATCTATACGTACATCAAAATATCCTCTGTCTTGTATTAACCCGTCAGAAAACACTTGGTTTTCTATCCACTCTAGTTTGTTATTGTCTGCTATTTGAGAATAAACCTGGGTTAAAACATCTGCAGTTTTTTGATTGCCCCCACCTCTAGGTTTAAATTGTATGTCTGCTTTTTTCGTGCTTTGTTCCCCTAACACGGCATTAATCGTAGGGAGTATTGTATTTATAGTTAGTGCGGGCCTACCCTGATCGTCGAGTTGTTGCATGTCAAACTCATCCCACTGGTCCCCTCTATAATACATGTCACATTTTTTAGCCATGTCTATGTATTCTTCATGGCCGCTGTCGCGGGCTCTGGTGTAGCAATCCCACTGGCTTTTTGCTAGAGACAGCTCTTCCGCTTTGTTAAGATTTTTCTTTATTTTTTTCTTATATGCCATACTATGCACTCATTGCCGATTTCTTTTTCGGTCCTTTTGCTATATATCTTAACTTATCTCGCCAAGAAGGTATATGTTCTGGCGCCTCATAAAAAGTTGCATACTCTGTCATCATTAAACCAACCCATGCCAAAGCATCAACTTGATCGTCATGCACGCCGTTAGGAAAACGTAAAAGCTCAGCCACCATTGGCCCCGTCCAAGCGGCATCTTCTGGGAGGAAAACTTTACCCTGTTGCATTCTACCCTGGATCGCTCTAGCTCTAGCTTCTTTGTCACGTCGCCCTACTTTTAGATCTTTAAAATACGCAGAATGTAATTGTCTTTCTGCTACCCTTTTTTGTAGAAAAGGCCCGATAGCCATTTCTATGTGTCCTTTTTCTATCCCAACTATACTAGGCCTCCACTGTTCATAAAAGTCTAATATTTTTTCTACTAACTCAAAACCGTCGTACTTGCCACGGATAACATCTACAACATACATGTTGTCGTATTCATCAATACCTATAGTTATGCCTACAGAAAAATCGTTCCTGTCGCGTTGCCCTATAGCCAAATCCCACGCCGTATAATACCGAAGTCTATCATATTCTATTTCGTCTGGCTCAAAATACTGAATCATATCTCTAGTAAAATAATCACCATCATCTGATACGGGGTTCTGTTGATACAGAGCACTCCAATCTCTAGGCCCAATAGCTTTTTGTATTTTCTCTAAAGATTCTACATTGTACCTTTCTGGGTGTAGTGAATCCCCTTGGCTTCTGAACTCCTCATCTTCTTCGGCTATTGCAGGGTATTTAACTACTTCCCAGTCATCGGCTCCATTTTCACTAGCAGTTAATAGTCTGCCAGCTAAATCATCATCGTGCCATCTCGTTAAAATAACTAAAATACCGCCACCAGGAGCTAAACGTGTATACGCGGTCGAAGTATACCAATCCCAGGTCGCTTCGCGGCTGTTTTCAGACTCTGCATCTTCTCTATTTTTTACAGGGTCATCGATTAATAGTATATGGGCACCTTTACCCGTGATACCACCACCAACACCAGCTGCAACGTAGCCACCACCGTGTGTAGTTTGCCAAGACTCCACAGATTGCGAGTCTTTATCTAGTTTTGTGTCTTCAAATACGGTTTTATAATTAGGTTCTCTTAAAACTTGCCTAACTTTCCTAGAAAAACTCATAGCTAAAGATCCAGAATACGAACAACTAATAAATTCGTGCCCTGGGTTACGCCCGAGATGCCAAGCAGGGAAAGCAATACTAGCCAAGGTCGATTTGCCGTGACGAGGAGGCATAAACAGCATAAGCCTTGGGGATTTCTTATCTGCTACGTCCTGGCTAAATTTTTCTAGCCTTTTACAGATGTCTTTGTGTACCCAACCTGCTTGGTAATCAGGATTAAACTTTTCTACAAACGGAATCATGCGTTTTCGCGACAAAATACGCCTTGCAAGCTCTTGTTCGGCCTTAACTTGCGCTTTTTCTTGTTTTTTTGCTTCTTTTTCTTGTTTTTTAGGCATAGGAAGCTGTTCTGCCTCGTCTGCAGCGCAATAAACGCACAAACCTTTAGGCAAAACAAGGTTATCTGCTAAAAGTTTCTTACATTTATAGCATTCTATCTTTGGAAGCTCTGTCACTACTTTTTCTTTTTCTTAGCTGCTTTCTTTTTCTTCTTTTTAACTGGCCCTTTTGGGTAGCCTTTTCCATAGCCCATGCTTTTTCTCCTTTGTTAACACTTCCAGCGTCTACGCGCTTGCCTAATTCTTGAATTTGGGTCGTTTCTTGTCTTAGCGGAGCTTCTTTTTAGCTGCCCTGCGCTTCTAGCGCAATAAGATTTACGTCTTTTTGCTGCTTTTGAACCTTTTTTGACTTTTCCAGTAACTGCTGTCTTTAATTTAGAGCCTGGGTTCGCTTTTCTATACGCAGCGACCCCTTTTTTGGTCATTCCTGCGCCGGATTTGGTTTTTCGGTAGTTTCCGCCCTTACCCGTAGTTTTTCTTATAGCTTTTGCTCTTTTCCTAGGCATTATTTTCTCTTTTTAGCTGTTTTTTTAGATTTTTTGAATGCTTTAGCTGTAGGTGCGCCTTTTGCGCCTTTTTTCCGCATAGTTTCACCTGAGCCGGCTTTTATTCTTTTACGTTTTGCGTGTATATTTGCGTATAGTCCTCGTTTAGCCATATTTCTTCTTTCCTCCTTTGTACGACTTCTTAGTTGTACCTTTGTTTTTCTTGCCCTTTTTCATAGACATTTTTTTTGATGGTTGGTTTATAGAACAGCCTTTCATTAGATCCTCACTATGTCATAAATTGTTTTCGTAGGGACCATAAACCGTGAGACAAATGGTACCTCCGACTTTTCATTATCGCCTGGACGTCTTTCGCCAAACTCTATATTAAATAGTTTACCATTAGTTAGTAGCCAGGCGTCAACATATTCTTTAACTGTATAAGAGTTACCGGACCCAATTGGCTCGATAGTTTTGGACCCTGGTTGGCCAACCGCGGACATAAGCGCTGCGCATAAATCTTGCACGTGTACATAATCTCTGACACAGGTACCATCGTCCGTATTGTAATCATTACCAAAAATGGTAAATGAACCCCGGTCCACGGCCCGTTGGGTCGCGGCATATAATCCTTCGGGATTTGTCGGTTTACCACCACCAACGTTAAAAAATCTAAATATCGTGTAATCGGGACAGAGCTCCTGAACTATATCTTCTGCCATTAGTTTGGACCGAGCGTAGGGGGATGTAGGATCGTAGGCCGCGCCTGTAGATGCAAAAATCATTTTTGCGTTTGGAAAGGCGTCAATAACGTGTTTGGTTCCTACTACATTTGTGTAGTAGTAGGCCGTAGGCCGCGCGACACTTTCACCTACTTTTACTAATGCTGCTAAGTGTACTACTACATCTACACTAGGATCTATATTCTGGGCCGGGCGTCGAATATCCCAATCTTCTACATCGAAGGTTAGTATTTTTATTCCTTCTTTAGCTTTTAATTGTTCTACTAGCTGGGTGCCGATATAACCATTAGCACCAGTTACGGCTACAATCACTTTTTCTTTTTAGCCATAATTTTTTTCTTAATAAAATCAGGTAACGAGTTTTGTTTACCTTTTAATTTTGTTACTTTTCTTTTCTTCTTAGTAGCTTTTGCTTGTTGTGCGTATTTACTCATCTCTTTCTCCTTTTGGTTCTAGATAAGACATATCTACTCCAGCCAGTCTTAGCAGCTCGGAGTCGGGTAGCCTTTCTAATTGTTGAATTTTATCGACATTGATATTAACTTGGGTAGCTTGCTCGGGTGCAAATAGACCGTGGAGCTTGCATAACGAATCGACAACATTCTTTTCTTCGGTAGAAGTCGATGATTTACGGTGCGCTTCTAAATACATTTGGGTCGCGGTGTTTCTGTCAAACTTTACTTCTTCGCGCATCTCTTGTCTGAGGTACTCGATCGCCTGTTGGAGTTTCGGTCTTTTGAAAGCCTCGTATACCGCATCTTGGTTTCTGTACCCCGCTGCACGGCCCGCGGC